TGAGAACAGGTGAGATTGATGGTGTTGATTATTATTTTATTAGCCAGTCCGAGTTTATGAATATGATCGAAAAGGGCGATTTTGCAGAATATAGAGAATATGAAACAGAAAAAGGAATGTGGCTATATGGCAGTCGTTTAGGTGATTATAAGTATGCATCTAATAAGATCATTATTTTAACGCCTGAAGGTCTTAAAAATATTAAGAAAAAATATCCTTATTTGCCTATTGTTTCTATATATCTTGACGTATCCAATAAAGAGCTTAAAAGAAGAATGTTTGTACGTTCTAATGGCTCTGTTGAAGATATTAAAGAAAATAAACGTAGATATAAGGCTGATAAGAAAGATTTTAAGCATATAAAAAAATATGTTGATTACGTAGTTAGTAATGAATGTAGAGACGCTTATGATACCGCTCGTATCTGTAAGGAGTTAGATGAAATTGAAAAAAGAAAACATAGAAAGAATTTATTGTGGAAATCGTAATTGTCCACATATAGATTGTGTAAGACATAACAAGAACACACCATTCAATATTCAATTTCTTAGAGAAAATTATAGTTTTGATAAAAATGGTGAATGTAAATATAAATTAACCGATTGGAGTGATGCTATATAAAATTATTTGTTGATTTTGACGGAGTTATTGTAGATACAATTGCTGCAATATGTGATTTATATAATGAAGATTTTAAATATTACAGTGGTTATAAATATATTTTCCCAGAACAGATTAAGACTTGGAACTTTGAAGAACTTAACTGTGCAAGTAGGGAATATATAAATACATATTTCAATCAGCAACGATTCTTTGATAAGTTAAAATTTATGCCACAAGCTTATGAGGTGTTAAGAAAATTTGCTTTACAAGATGAAGTTACTATTGTTTCTTCTGGCTATAGTCCTAATCTCAGAGCAAAGGAAAAATGGTGTAAAGAAATTCTCCCATTTTGTCATTTCATAGGAGTTAATCTCAAAGAATATAAGAATAAGTCTCATATAGATATGAGTGGTAGCTTATTTATTGATGATTCTGCACATAATCTTGAGACTTCTAATGCAGAGATAAAGATTTGTTTTGGTGAAATTTATCCTTGGAATAAGAATTGGGATGGTAAACATTATTGGGATTGGAATATGATATATCAAACGTATAAATCAGAATTGGAGGATTAATTATGTTAAATGAATTTGGCGATGAGATGATTAATATGAATAATATTACAGTTGATGATTGCATTAAATTATTTGAGTATAAGAATACAAGGGTGATTATCAATAATGGTGAAGTTACTGGATTTGAGGAGGAATAATATTGAAAGTAATTAAAAGAGATTGTTCAGAAGTAGATTTTGACAAATCGAAAATTTCAGCAGCAATTCTTAAAGCAATGAAAAATGGATCGGGTATTGTAAAACCTAAAATTGCTGAAAATATTGCAGAAGAGATTGAAGAAGAATGTAAGAATAAA